CCCATACCAACTCGTCATCTTCCACTTCCTTATCGGTATCTCTGCTTACATGGGACGCCAATGGGAACTTAGTTACAGATTAGGCATGAGACCTTGGATCTGCGTTGCTTATTCAGCACCAGTGTCAGCAGCATTCGCTGTATTCTTAGTGTATCCTTTCGGTCAGGGTTCTTTCTCAGACGGAATGCCTTTAGGTATCTCAGGTACATTTAACTTCATGTTCGTGTTCCAGGCAGAGCACAACATTCTTATGCACCCATTCCATATGGCTGGTGTTGCTGGAATGTTCGGAGGATCTTTATTCTCTGCAATGCACGGTTCTTTAGTTACATCTTCTCTAATCAGAGAGACAACAGAAACTGAGTCACAGAACTACGGTTATAAATTTGGTCAAGAAGAAGAAACATACAACATTGTAGCTGCACACGGTTACTTTGGTCGTCTTATCTTCCAGTATGCTTCATTCAACAACTCAAGAAGTTTACACTTCTTCCTAGCAGTATTCCCTGTTGTATGTGTATGGTTAACCTCTATGGGTATCTGTACAATGGCATTCAACCTTAACGGTTTCAACTTCAACCAATCAGTTGTTGATGCAAACGGTAAAGTTGTACCAACATGGGGTGACGTTCTTAACAGAGCAAACTTAGGTAT